CATTCCAATATGGCCCGGTTCAGCATCATTTTTCCCAGGAGATACTCCTTTTGGATTATATGATAATGATAATCAGTTTCAGGGAGATATAGAAAAAACATCAGTATGGTGTGCAAAAAGGTTAGGTTATCCAATAGTTGATATTGAACTACAAGATATAAATTTTTATGCTTGCTTTGAAGAAGCGGTAACTGAATACGGTAGTCAGGTAAATTACTATAATATAAAGGAAAATCTATTAACTCTAAAAGGTACATCAACTGGTAGTAATTTAACACACCAAGAAATAACGCCAAATTTTGGTAGAGTAATAACCTTAGCACAAAAATATGGAGTTGAGGCTGGAGTAGGAGGAGATGTAACGCATTATAGTGCATCACTACAATTAACTGCTTCAAAACAAACTTATGACCTAACAGATTCATCAATATTTACTCTAGAATCTGGTTCTGCTGGAACAGATAATATAGAAATAAAAAGAGTTTTTTATCAAGGTACTCCTGCAATGACTAGATATTTTGATCCTTATGTTGGTACTGGATATGCTTCAGACCAGTTATTAGAAGGATTTGGGTATGGCAATTATAGTCCTGCAGTAAACTTTTTAATGTTGCCAATGTATGACGATTTATTGCGTGTACAAGCTATTGAGTTTAATGATACAATTAGAAAATCAGCATATAGCTTTGAACTAAGGAATAATAGGCTTAGAGTTTTTCCGGACCCAAAATCATCATATAAAATTTGGATAGAATATGTACTAGTTTCAGATAGAAATGATAATCTAAAAAATGGTAATGTTCAAAATACAATAACTGACTTTTCAAATGCAACATATGATGATATGGTATATTCTAATATCAACCATCCTGGAAAGCAGTGGATTAGAAAATATACTTTAGCGCTAGTAAAAGAATTATTAGGTAACGTTAGAAGTAAATATAGTTCTATACCTATACCAGGAGCAGAAGTAAATGTTGATGGAGATACATTGCGTTCTGAAGCAGCTGTAGAGAAAGAAAATTTAATATCACAATTAAGAGAAGACCTAGAGGCTTCATCTAGAAGAAATCTTTTAGAAAGACAAAAAGAAGAAGCTGAATTTATGGGTGAAACAATGAATAAAATTCCGTACGGAATATACATAGGGTAAATTATGGCATTATTTGGAAGCGCTAGAGATGTAAGTTTATTTAGAACCCTAAGTAGAGAACTAGTAAACGAAATAGTAGATATTGAAGTTGATATATTCAAAGCTGCTGTGTATGATTCAGAAACTAATTTATATGGCGAATCAATAAACAAAGTATATAAACCTGGAGTAAGGGTGGCTTGTCTAGTTGACGTAGAAGACCAAGAATGGGATTCATCAGAATTTGGTATGGATGTTAATCAAATTGCTAAATTTGCATTTCTTAGAGATGACTTATTACCAGCCGGCGCTATTGGTACTCCAGCAGCAAATGTTGTTTTAGAGGTTGGTGATACAATTTGGTGGAATAATATTTATTGGGAATTAGATGCTGTTGTAGAAAATCAATTTGTTGTTGGTAAAGACCCTGAAACAGATAAAGGTTTATTAAGTGGAGATAGAGGAGAGTTTGGTTCAAGCTTCTCAATAATCTGCACAGGACACCAAACTAGAAAGAGTAGAGTTCAATTAGATAATATAAGAGCAGGATATAAATACGGATTGTATAATGAATAATGCAAGAATATAATAAAAAACATATAGCGAATAATAGGTCAAGCCAAATAAATAGACAGGATGATTCCTTCAAAGAACCTGTAGTTGGATTATATGATGTTGATGAAGCAATACACTATTATTTTGAGAATGTTATTCAACCAAGAGTTAAAGAGGGTGAAAGTGAAATTAGGGTACCAATAGTATATGGTTCTCCAGAAAGATGGTCAAGTGTACAAAAATCAGGTGTATTTAGAGATGAAACTGGAAAAATTCAATTACCTTTAATAATGTATAGAAGAACTGGCGTTGAAAAAAATAGAAACCTTTCTAAAAAATTAGATGCCAACTCACCTAATCTACATGTCACATTTGAAAAACAATATAACTCAAAAAACAGATATGATAATTTTGATATATTGGTTGGAAGAAAACCTTCTAGAAAATTTCATAGTGTTGTAATTCCTGATTATGTCACACTAACATATGAATGTATAATATGGACAGACTTTATACAACACCAAAATAAAATAGTAGAGGATATAAATTATGCATCTGATTCTTATTGGGGAAAAGAAAATGCCTTTAAGTTTTTGGCAACCCTTGACTCATTTGATATACAAAATGATTTAGTACAAGGTAGTGATAGAATGTCTAAGGCTAATTTTACATTAAATATGTCTGGATATATTATACCTGATAATCTACAAAAAGATATGACACAATTTAATAAAACTCATTACGGAGTAGCTGAGGTAAATTTATTTACTACTGACGTTACTGTAGTTAATGACCTAAATGAAGTTTATGATAGTTCTGGTAATTTAATAAATAGGCAAATACCAGATTCTAATTTAGCAAACAAAGACCTACCAAATGTAGACACCAACCCAGATAATAGTAATAATAATGATGGTTGGGTTAATATTAACGATTAAAATAAGGGAGTTATAAAATGAACAAAGAACAAGAAATCGCAGAAAAATTAGCAGCTCATAGGGCTGAAAAAGCTGAAGAAAGTAAAGTTGAAGAAAGTAAAACTAAAAGGTTTACTGATGAAGAATTAAAAACAATATCTGAAATAAAGCAGATGTATGATAACACAACATTAAGAATAGGACAATTACATTTTGAAGAAAAACAGCTGTTAAAAGAGCGTGCTGAACTTGAAAGAATGTTTAATAATAACAGAGAAAAAGAAATCAAATTTGCACAAGAACTCAATGATAAATATGGCAAAGGAACTTTAGATATAGAAACAGGAATTTTTACTCCTGTAGAATAACTTTGGCGATTACGGTGATATTTATATATAGAGAAACAAAGGATTTAGTATAATCTCAATAAAAATATACAGAGGAGAATAAAACATGGCAGAAAGAATTGTTAGCCCAGGTGTTTTTACACAGGAAAACGACCTTTCATTTTTACCAGCAGGTATAGGCGAAATTGGTGCTGTAATTATTGGTAGAACTGAAAGAGGACCAGCCTTTCAACCTACTATAATACGTTCAATGAACGATTTTGAATTGCAGTTTGGAAGTAATACAGCAGGAACTTATGTTCCATTTACAGTTAAAGAATATATTAGAAGTGCAGGTGCGGTTACTATAGTAAGAGTACTTGGATTAGACGGATATAATATCTCAAATCAGGTATTTATACATGCTTCAGGTTCTACAACATTTGCATCTAATTCAGCTGCTACTGCTGCTACTGATAGACACTTATTAGGTGTACTTCACGCAACAGCTGATGACCCAGATCAAGAATGTTCAGCAATTGCATTTGGTGAAACTGGTGGAGGACAGTTTGCAACACAATCTGTACTATTAGATTCAGGTTCTTTAGCATTTCCTGGAGACTTAGCATCATCTGGTCCAAGTGTATATTTCCAAATAACTTCTTCTGATGATTTAAGATACAGATTTATTGGTTTAGACTCTGTTGCATTAAATGCAGTAACTAATGATATAAATACTGGCGCTGGTTCAACGTCTACAGTTTATTTCTTATCTAGTTCTGCTGGAACTAACGAAGATTTATTATTATCTTTTGTCTCTTCTGTACAAGGTGTACAATCTAACTTGGGAATAACTGCTGCTTTAGGCGCAACCCAATCAATTGCACCTCATCACATGACTTTACAATTATCTGCGTCAACTGTAGGAACAGCAGGTAATACAATAGCTTTTGCAACTTCATCTCAAGCAGGCACAACTGCAGCTCAAACACTTGCAGGAGGTGCTCCAAATACTGGAAGTGGAGACTTAAGTACGGCATTAACTGGACAAGGTATAGCTACATTTACTTGGCATACAGCAGTTGCATCTACTTGGTCATTTGATAAAGCAAACGCAAATTATTTTGAAAACCAATTACCAATTGAGCCAGGTGCATATGTTCCAGGTGTTGAAACTAATGTTGAGACTTATATTAGATCGTTCTACATTCATTCGTTATTCAACTCTCAATCATATGGTGCTTCGGCAGACAATGTTGGTGGTGGTTATACATTTACTAAGGCTTCAGCTTCAACACATGCTGTAAGCTATAATGCGGTAGCGAGTTCTGCTGGTACTGGAACAAATAGTTCTACTTCTGGTAAATCTTATGTAGCTGCATGTACTCCATGGGTAACATCTCAAACAGTTGGTGGAGGAACAAACGATCCATTATTTAAGTTCCATACATTATCTCATGGTAATAACTCAAACAAAATGGCAAAAGTAAGTATATCAGCAATTAAGGCTGCTGGAACTATAAGTGGACAAGATTACGGAAGCTTTACAGTACTTATTAGAAAGTTTGATGATACAGATACAAAAATAGTTACGTTAGAAACATATGCTAATGTAAACTTAGACCCTAATTCTCCAAACTATATAGCAAGAAGAATTGGTGATAAATATAAATACTATCAAGACATTGGTACAGATAGTAAATTAGTAGTTAAAGGTGATTATGAAAACTTATCTAAATACGTAAGAGTTGAGGTAGATGAAAGAGTAAGAAACGGAATATACTCTCCACAGATAATTCCATTCGCTCACGAAGCTTACTTATCGCCTTACCAAGATAATTTATATGGAGCATATCCTCCAGCAGCATTAGTAACGTCTAGAAGTTTAATGACAGATACTAAAACTTACTATGGATTTAACTTTGACGAGACAGTTCTTAACAACGGAATGAAATATTATCTTGCTCCGTTAAGTGATACTGCAAATATAGGATATAATAATCCATTCAAATTAGAAAATTGTGTTAACTCTGGTTCAACTGTAACCACAGGGTCAGCACTACACGCTAAGAGATTTACTCTTGCATTCCAAGGAGGTTTTGATGGAGTTAATCCTGCAATGCCTGTAAATACTGGAGTAGATTTAGCGCCAGGAAATAGCTTTGGATTAGGATTCTCTTCAACAGCAGGTAGTGGATATAAAGCATACAAAAAAGCATTAGACACAGTATCTAATCCTGATGAAATAGATATTAACATGATTGTTATGCCAGGTATTCTTTCTAAGAATGCTTCAAACATAATTACAAAGGCGATCGAGGTTTGTGAAGACAGAGGTGATGCATTCTTTGTATTTGATGGTGTTAATTCTCTATCAGGAGATTCTATTGCAGCAGCAACTTCTCAAGCTGATAACTATGACACAAACTATGCAGCTCAATATTACCCATGGGTAAAAATACTTGATGCTACAGTAAATAGAATGTTATGGGTACCGCCATCGGTAGTAGTACCTGGTGTAATAGCATTTAATGATAAGGTTGCTTTCCCATGGTTCGCTCCAGCTGGACTTAATCGTGGAGCATTAGCTACAGTATCTGATGTATATACAAGATTAACACATTCAGAAAGAGATGAATTATATGAAGGAAAAGTTAATCCTATAGCAGTATTCCCAGCAGTTGGAGTATGTATTTGGGGTCAGAAAACTCTACAAACAAAAGCTTCAGCTCTTGACAGAATCAATGTTAGAAGATTACTAATAAAACTTAAGAAATTTATTGCTTCATCTACAAAATATCTTGTATTTGAACAGAACACAACAGCAACAAGAAATAGATTCTTAAATATTGTTAACCCTTATTTAGAAACAGTACAACAGCAACAAGGTTTATACGCGTTCAAAGTTGTAATGGATGAAACAAATAATACTCCAGACGTAGTTGATAGAAACCAAATGAAAGGTGAGATATTCTTACAACCTGCAAAAGCTGCAGAATTCATTATAGTAGACTTCAACATAATGAGAACTGGTGCATCATTTGAAGAATAAGATATAGAATATAGAATAAAAATTAGAAAAGACGATATTTATATATAGAGGAGAAAATTAAATGGCAAACTTAGTAGACCCAAGTGAAATTATGTTCACGGCCTTTGAGCCAAAACAACAAAATAGATTTATATTCTATATTGATGGTATACCTGCATATCTTATAAAGACAGCAGCAAGACCAAAGGTAGTGACTGAAGAGGTTGAATTACAACATATAAACGTTTCAAGATATGTAAAAGGTAAAACTACTTGGGACCCAATCGATATTGTACTTTATGACCCAATTGTACCATCAGGTGCGCAAGCAGTAATGGAGTGGGTAAGATTACACCACGAATCAGTAACAGGTAGAGATGGTTATGCAGATTTCTATAAGAAAGACATAACTATAAATGTACTTGGACCTGTAGGTGATAAAGTAGAAGAATGGACTGGTAAAGGTGCAATGATTACAAATGCAGACTTTGGAGCTATAGATTGGACTCAGACAGCAGCCGTTAATGAAATAACAGTATCTATACGTTGTGACTACTGGATATTACAATACTAATATATAATATATTAAATAGAATTAAGACCCTTACAAATGTTTGGGTCTTTTTTTTATTTATTTTTTACTGAAATATGTATAATATTTGTATTGAATATATATTTATATACGTTATAAGTTAAAATAGACGCAAAGGAGAAATGTTATGGCAAAATCGCAAGTAGTTAATCCAGACTATCCAGATCAGGATAGATTAACAGATGAAGAATTAAAACGCAAAGTTCTTAGTGAAGCACCAGTAAAAAGTGCAGCTAATACTAAAGCTGAACAAGGATATAAATTTCCTACAGAAACTATAGAGTTACCATCTAAAGGGTTATTATATCCTGCAGGAAGTGCTTTATCTCAAGGTAAAGTAGATGTAAAATATATGACTGCAAAAGAGGAAGATATTCTTACTTCTCAAAACCTAATCAAAAATGGTACTGTTATTGATAGATTATTGCGTTCCTTAATAGTCTCTCCTATAAACTATAATGATTTACTTGTCGGTGACAAAAATGCAATAATGGTAGCAGCTAGAATTCTTGCTTATGGTAAAGAATATAAGGTAGAATTGACTGATCCAAATACAGGTGATAAACAGGAAGAGGTTGTTGACCTTACACAATTTGAATACAAAGAGTTTTCAGGAGAAGGAATAGAGCCTGGAGAAAATAGATTTGTATTTAACCTACCAGCGGCTAAAAGAACAATTGAATTTAGATTACTTTGTCATGGAGATGAACAAGCAGTACAAGATGAATTAAAGAGACAAAAGAAAACTTTTAAGGGTGGTTTTGCTGGTGTTAAACCTGAACTAAGTACAAGATTAAGAAGAATGATACTATCTGTAGATGGAGAAAGCGACCCTATAAAAATAAGAAACTTTGTTGATAATGAATTCTTATCTAGAGACTCTTTAGCATTTAGAGAGCATATAGAAAAAATATCACCAGATATAGACCTAACTTACAGCTATTATAGCGAATCAACAGGTGAGGAAAATGAAATAGTCCTACCTATGTCCGTACAGTTTTTTTGGCCTAGGGCCTGAATACAGGCCCATACTGCACCAGATGCTATTTGAGATGGCATATCATTCCCAAGGGGGTTTCCAATGGGCTGACTTATACGACATGCCTATAGCTCTGAGAAGATTCTATTATGATAAACTTGTAGAGGCCAAAACCAAGGAAAAAGAAGAGATGGATAAGGTTAACAAGAAGTCAAAACGAAGATAAAAAGCCAACTTCTTTGATATTTATATATGAATTAAAATCAAAGGAGAACACGTATGACCAATGAACAAAAAGTACGAAAGGCAGTTCGAAAAGAAATCAAGCAAACTATAAAAGAAGACAACATTGCAGTTGACTTAATATCATGGCTAACCAAAAAAATGGGTGTAGCTATAGAGAAGCGTGCAATGAAAAAGTTGGCTAAAGACAAAGACTTACAAAAATTTATGAGTAATCTAACTGATTATTCAGACTCTCCAGCAATGCAAAGGCTAAAAAAATCATAGGAAAATAATAGATGGCTTCAAAGAAAGACTTAGACAATCAGCAAAAAATGACAAAACTCCAGAAGGAGCAATTGGCA